ATATCTTCATTGCAAGACCTTCAACGATTGCAGTCTTTCCACAACCTGGCTCACCGATAATAATTGGGTTATTTTTCTTTCTTCTTGATAGAATTTGGGCAATTCTTATAATTTCTTGCTCTCTTCCAACAACTGGGTCCAATTTATTCTCCTCTGCCAGTTGTATTAAATCTCTTGAAAAGTTATCCAATACCGGAGTAGCACTATCACTACCTTTTTGTGGTCTTGGTTTTTTTCCTTCGTCCGCTGAATCTGTCATATCTTATATTTTTTTAAAATCTAAATGAAAAGTTAGATTAATTCAATAATATTGACAGATAAAAGTTTTTTAATACATTTTAATCATGGGAATAGTAAGCGAAACAATATCAGGTACAAAAATTATCAATAAAATTGAATCCACAAATATCGTGGAAACAGAATATGATACATCAAATAAAAAATTGATTGTGGAATTTAAAAATGGGGCAAAATATGAATATGAAGATGTTCCGCACCAGTTATATACTGGATTTAGAATGTCAGAGTCACAAGGAAAGTTTTTTAACTCTGAGATTGCCAAAAAATTCAAATACAAAAAGTTGTAATATTTATTATTGTGGAAAACAATAATATTATAAAAAGTTTTTTTTCTAAAAATTCCTTAAACTCTGAGGTTTGGGAAACGGAGGATAAATTAAATCCTGAAGTTAGGGATAAACTTCTTGAAATTGCAACCGAGTTCATTGATTTTATATCAGTTCCAATCGTAGTTGAAGATGTTATCTTCACTGGCTCACTTGCCAATTATAATTGGAGTGAGTACTCAGATATTGACCTTCACGTAGTTTGTGATTTTTCTCAGTTCAGCGAAGAACTACTTAAACTTTACCAAGAACTATTCAAAGTTAAAAAAACAATATTCAATTCAGATTACAATATTAAAATCTTTGGTTACGACGTTGAACTCTATGTTCAAAACGCATCTGAGGCTCACTTCTCAACAGGAGTTTATTCTGTTCTAAACGATGAATGGATTGAAAAGCCTGCTAAAGAAAATAAAAAAATTGACACATCCATTCTAAAGTCAAAAATTGAGCAGTGGATGAGTAAAATTGATACTGTTATTAATAATGCTAAGGGTGAGGATATTGAAGAGGCAAAAGAATTTGTTAAAAATTTAAAGGATAAGATAAAAACATTTAGAAGTAGTGGTTTGAAGTCAGGAGGAGAATATTCCTATGAAAATTTAACTTTTAAGTATCTCAGAAGGAACGGATATTTAGATAAATTATTTGAGTTTGAGAAATCTTTAACTGACAAAGAACTTTCTTTAGACGAATAATTACTGTTTTATTAAAAAAACAAAATTACTGCTATATTTATATAGAAAAAATCGCCATGGCAGTATTATCTTCAGGAACCTACAATTATGTAATAATTAATGTGAGTTCGGGAGCTTGTGCTTCTTGTACTTCTAGTATTTCACCACATCCTGTTTACAGCAGTATTTCTAATACTGCCGATACTATTGTCCAATTAAACGCAATTACCCTTGGCGGGTTCAATGGATTAAATAATTAATAAAAAAATTTAAGATGAGTAAATTAAAACCAATAGGAAGTGAGAAATTAAAAGGTCAAGAGCAGTTGAACAGAATGCTTCAGATTGCTAAATATAAGGAGGCAATTCCTACTCCTATAAATGAAGATACTCGTGTTGAATACAACACTAAACTTGTTGATGGAAATGTTTATTTCATTTCTAAAGAAAAGCAAGGATATATCATTAAAAAAGGTTTGAATGAGTCTACTTTGGATTACATCGAGCCTATGAAAAATAGAACTTACTATCCTTCTTATGCTGAGGCACTTAAAAAACTTAATTTGGTTGCAAAAGAATTAAACAGAGTTCATAATATTAATGAAGGAATTTCATTATTCACTGAAGATAAAAAATACTTCCTAAAGAACCCAAATCCGGCTCCTACTGAAGAAGCCCCGATGGAAGAACCAATGGCTGAATTACCTCCGCCAGCACCTGAAGAGTCGCCAGCTCCACCAGCTGATGATATGGACATGAATATGCCTGAGGAACCAGAAGGTGAAATGCCGTCTGACGATATGATGGATTCAGGAATGGAAGATATGGGACCTGAAGCCCCCGATGAGGATGTTAGTTTTAAAATAATCCAAAAGTTAACGGGAAAACTAGCTCAAAAAATCAGAGATTTCCAAGAGAAAGACGAAGAAATTACATCAAAAGACGCAAAATATGTTGTTAATTCAGTTTTATCAGCACTTGCTGATAATTTGGAGGATGAAGATAAAGAAGATATTATATCAAAATTAGAAGGTGAAGAAGAGGCTGACTATGGAATGGAACCTTCAGGAATTGAGAGTGAGGAGGAACCAACAGGTTTAGAAGATATGGGAACTGAAGAAGAAGCACCACCATCAGATGAAGAGGCCCCAAAAGAAGAAATGGGAGAAGCTGAATTAACCTCAAAATTAGTTTCAAAGATATTCTCAGAATCAAGTGTTGATAACATTTTATCAAAATATTTTGTAATTTCAGAAAACGAACGTAAATTAGCAAAAGAAAAAGAAGCCAAGAAAAAGTTGTTTTTGGAGCAGAAATCTCAAATTGATAAATTAAAAATAAAAAAACTTTCTGACACTAAAAAACAACAAGTAGTTGCTGAAAGTGTAATTGACAGTTTTCCTGAAATTAAATTTGTTGGAAAAACAAATAAAGGAAATTTGATTTTTGAACACAATAACAAACAATTGAAAGTATCACCAAAAGGTGACTTATTATGAGTTATTTAGTTTTTGTAAATGGATTAGGAGCAAATTACAAAGGGAATAAAATTTATGAATTTGTATTCTCAAGTAGTTTAGAGGGATGGGGAGATGATTGGGACACTGAACCGGCAAACGGAAATCCAACACCACCCGATACAGAATATATAAAAAAGGTAGGAGTTTTGAACAGGGAGGGGATAGACCTCGAACTTATCCAAAACTCCGATTTTTTTTCAATGAAGGACAGTGTTGACAGAGTTGTTGCACTTGGATGGGAAAGAGATAAAGACATTGATAATAGACTTGTTTTTCACTTTGGAGATACTGAAGAAGTTGTTAAAAACAAATTGTACGAAAAAGACATAATTTTGGAATTTTATAAAGAATTTGAAAATGGAACAAAAGAAAAAAAATCTTCAAGAACTGCTTAAAATGGGATTAAGCAAAAAGACTGTTTCCCTTATGACCGAATCTGAAATTAAACTTCTTTTTGAGAAGATTAATAAAAAGAAGGAGACAAAAGAGGCGGTTCAAACAAATCTTACAAATACTAAATTAACTGACACCGACAAACTTCCCCAAGGAACTACAGTTGCCGATGCTAAAAAGATAGTCGCAAAACCCGAATTAACAAAAACCAATAAAGTTGATAATAATTTTGATATGGGGAAAGTTAAAAATTTCAAAGATGTTTCTGACGAAGTTACAGAAGGTAAAAAGAAATCAAAAAAGAAAGCTAATCCATGGGCAATTTGTACAGCATCAATCGGAAGAAAAAACAAAAAGAAGTATGAAGATTGTGTAATGAGTGTAAAGAAAAATATTAAAGAAGGAAAAAATCCTTACGAATTTATCATTGAATCAAAGATGGAAGAAATAATTGAAAGTCATTTATCTCCAAGAATTACTAAATCTGAATTGATGAAGATAATCCAAGAGAAAAAAATGACCATGAAAAAACCTATTGGTAAAATGATGTCAATGAAAGGTGAAACTATGGAAAATGAAACTGCTCCAGCTCCTGCGAAACCAAAAGAAAAGGAAAGAGAGAAAACAAGACCTTCACATCCTGGAAAAAATCCTTCACCTGGTGAACAACCCGCACCAAAGGCAATGGAAGATAAGAAAGACAAAATCATCAAATTCATTGAGAAGATATTAAACCAAAACTAATATGAGAAAATTTAGATTAAAAGAGGCTCCAGTGGATTACGGTGATTATCCTGAAAGGATGGACCCAAACTTGGAAAGAAAACTTGGTAGCCCTGAAAGTTTATATGCAAAAAATCCAGCATTCAAAAAAGGAGCTGCCGATGTTGAAAGACTTGCAGGAAAAAGATTTAAGGAAGTAGTTGACAGAGTAAGAGATGCTTTCGATAATCCTGATTTATCATCAAATCAGGTTAAGCAACAAATCATGCAACAAATGATGGGAATAACTCAAAGAATTATGTCAATTGAAAGTAGACATAAGGAAGAGTTAGAACAACTTGCTTTGGACCTTGCTTTAGATGAAACTGGAACAAATCCTGATTGGTATCAATTTGAATTAACTCTTGGAGGTATGCCCCCAAGAGGTGGATTTCAGATGAAACAAAAAGAAAAACCAAAATTTGAATTACCAAAGAATTTTGATATTGATACTGAAACAGATGAAGAACAATTCCAATCTGAAGTTGACAAAAGAAATATAGTTAATCTTATAATTCAAGGTGAGGCTAAAAAAGGACACTATTCTTTTATGAAGCCGGGTTTCCTTGAAAGAGTTGAAGAAATTGACCCGCAACTTCCTATACTTTATAGACAAGTAATGGCGGCAAATGATTTGCTTTATTTCACAATGGAGCAAATGATTGAGATGATGAGTCAAACTGGCTCAGGAGTTGCTGGTAAAATGGAATTACAAGACGCTGATGACGATGATGAAGGTGGAGAAGGTAGTGGAGACGCAGATACAAAAATAGTTGCCACAGGAATTATTTTTCCAATTCTTCTACACGAAATAATTAAAGGTTTAGAAGAGGCTCCAGCAAGACATCAGTTTGCCGGCATGGACCCATCAAGAGCTTCAAGTGTTAGAGGTCAAACCGATATTCTACCAAATGAACCAATGCAATTAAGATTAGGTCCGGCTCTCGTAGAAAAACTTAATTTTGTTCTCCCTGATGAAATGTTTGACCCTGAAAACAGAACAGTTCGTCCTTGGTTCAAGACAGAATTATATAAAGTTCCCGCAAAAGAATTTTTGGATTTAATTGCAATGACTATTTCAGAAGATTCATCCGATAATGATAAGGCAAGAAGAAAGTTCAATGAAATCATGCAAAAAGCTATGGAACAAAAAAGACAATATGATGATGCAATGTCAGGAAGTTCTGATGATGAAGACGATGATGAGGACTTTGATGATTTGTTCAAAGAATTAGGAATTAAATAAAAAACTAACAACAAAAATTAACCCCCTTTAACAAAAGGGGGTTTTTTTGTATTTATAAAAAAAGTATTAATGTCACTTACAAAAGAACAAGTTATTTTAGAATATGGAAAGTGTATGAAAAGCACTCCCTATGCCTTAAAAACTTATTTACAGACTTACGATAACACAGTATCAAAATATGTTCCTCTTGAACTATTTCCCGACCAACAAACTTTGATTGAGGACTATGAA